ATGCAAAATCTATAATTTGTGAAATGATTTTTCAGCTTGGGGGCCATGGTGTTTCCAAGTTCAAAAATATGTGGAAGGCCCTTCAAAAAGATCCACCTGATTACAAGGAAGCGTCCGTCCAGATGCTTGACTCACGCTGGGCGAAGCAAACACCCAATAGAGCGCAGGAAATGGCTGGACACATGAGGAATTGTGTGGTATAAGGCCACGTGCAATTAATAAAGAAATATAATTACGCAGATCTTAAGAGGGAAGACGGGGATGTAAGACTATATCTTACGCCGGATGGTGAAAGCTTACCGTCTGTCACATCTGTCCTAAATAAGACAAAGGACCGCTCATTCCTGAAAAAATGGCGTCAAAAAATTGGCGAGAAAAAAGCCGAGCAAATCATTCGGGATTCCACCCAGATTGGAACTGCACTCCACCTATACATAGAACGTTTTGCGAACGGAAAGAAATACAAGGATCTTACCAAAATTGGCAAGCAAGCCGAGAAAATGGCAAAGAAAATCATTAAGGAAGCCTTCCCTGACATTACGGAAGTGTGGGGGTCAGAAGTGCATCTTTATTATCCGAAGAAGTACGCCGGTACAACAGATATGATTGCCCTCTACAAGGGGAAGCCTGCAATCATTGATTTTAAGCAGACTAATAGGCCCAAGAAGCGCGAATGGGTGCAGGACTACCTCATGCAGCTTGCGGCGTATGCCCAGGCTCATAACAAGCTTTTTGGAACTGACATAGAGCAAGGTGTCATTCTTATGTGCTCACGTGACCTTACATTCCAGCGTTTTGAACTCGAAGGTGCTAATTTTCACCGTGCGTTCGATACTTTCATGAAAAAACTTGACTCTTACCTAGAAACTCTTATATAATACACATAGGACGCCATAATGGGTCCTACTAAATCTTGCTTACAAAGGAGATAATTATGAATGAGCTCGATATTATACGTAACCATTTTCTTGGTTTTCACTCAGACTTTTTTGATAGTTTCAGAACAGTCTCAACTTATCCACCGTACAACATAAAAGAAAAAGATGACAAGGGTGTCATTGAATTCGCTGTTGCGGGGTTCGCTGAGAAGGATTTGAAAGTTGAAGTTAAAGATCAAACCTTACACGTTTATGGGTGTAAAGAAGAAAAAGAATCAAAGGACTTTTATCACAAAGGAATATCGGATAGAACTTTCCGAAAAAGCTTCAGACTTCATGAACATATTAGAGTTAATGGAGCGGAGCTAAAGGATGGTTTACTGAAGGTGGCTTACCACCGAGATATACCTGAGGCAGAAAAGCCGAAAGTGATAACAATTAAATCCAAGTAATCAATTCTTCACCGCTAATTTCTTTAGCGATATTGACCTTGTTCCGGAGGGATTTAATGATTTTTTCATCAACAGTCCCTTCGGCGATCAGATCAATGTAAAGTACCTTATTGGTTTGCCCAATCCTGTGCGCCCTATCTTCCGATTGGATGCGCTTTTCAAGATCATAATTATTGGAATAGTATATGACCGTGCTTGCAGCCGTGAGTGTCAGTCCATATCCACCAGTCTGCGTGTTTCCTATGAAGAAACGAACTGGTGAATCAGGATCCTGGAAATTATTGACGCATTTCTGGCGGTCTTCAGCCGCAGTCGCACCATAGTAAGTGCAGCATGAATCATTCCCAAATTCCTTCTTGACAGCTTTTTCAATGGCCTCGATGTCATGGATATAGTTTGCCCATATGATTGCCTTTCCTGATGTCTCATCAAGGATCTGCATCAGTTCAGTGAGACGATTATTCTTAAGGTCAATGACCTGGTGGCTATCAGTTTTCATATGCCCGCATGTTATTTGATGGAGCCTTATGAGCTGTGTCAATACGTTCACGGCTGTCATGGACTCTCCCTTTAAAATAGACATGGCATTCGCTTTCATTTCTGCATAAGCTTTCTTTTGTTCGTCACTTAGCTCCACGAACCTTTTAGAATAAACCTTATCCGGCAGATCCAAACACTCTTTCTTCAATATACGGTAAGAATGCGGGGAAACAGTTTTCCCAAGTTCCTTAAGATTCTTGAATTTTACAATCTTCTGGTACCTATGGGTACCGCCAGCTGCCGTTGCCTCTATGACCACGGCGTACCGGGTTCTAAAAGCATAGTAGCTGGACTGTCCTAGTATTTCTGGATCAAGGAAATCCATTTGTGCCCATAAATCCATTGGGGATTGGGTTACTGGAGATCCTGTCAAGATTCTTCTGTACTTTGTTTCCTTTCTTAATTCCAATATTGCCTTGGTTCTTTTTGCCTTTGGATTTTTAATGGTTGTGCTTTCATCAACAATCATCATTGATCTTCCAATAAGAAACAGTTTTGCAAACTGATATCCTTTCTTTGTGGAAAAAGCTTCAACATTCATAATCATAATTTTCAGCTCAAAATTATTATTCATCATGGAGCGAAGCTCACTCATATATTTTTGGCTTTCGGATTGTCTCCAAATAACAACTTTCTTTTCTATATAATCAGGAACATGAATTGGTATTTCCTGGTCCAACCAGTTCATGTAGACTCCTTTGGGAGCGATCACTAGTAGACGGTCAATTTTTCCTTGATTATAAAGTATACATGCATTGTCCAATGCTATCTTGGTCTTTCCTGTTCCCATTTCCGCAAAGATGGCAAAGGACTCTTTATCCCAGCATTTTCTCAATGCATCAGTTTGATGCTTATAAGGTTCTGTCTTAAATTTATACATTCTTATTTCTAATGTTGACAAGCATTCTATCATGATGTATAATGCAAGTCAAGAAATAAAATTATGACAGTTTATGTTTTACAAGAAATGGGAAGAAATATTAGATCAGCAGAGAAATTTGGTGATTTAAAAGTTGTTCTTCCAGACAATAGACAGATTGTTTTATCCGCAGGACCTCTTACTTTTAAGCTAAGACATGAATTAAAAGATTTTAATGATAAAGACTACTTGCTTTTGATGGGAGACCCTGCTATAATAGCAGTTGCTGGCGCAGTTGTTAGCGATGTAAATGGAGGACGATTCAAGGTTCTAAAATGGGACCGCGATGAAAAAAAATATTACGATATAGAAATAGATTTGAGAGGAAAGAATGAACAATCTAATTAACCAAATGGAAAAAGATGCTGGCTTCACCGCCCCTAATAGTATGGGTAAGATTGGTGCAGTGGCAAATGATATTGCAGATACAGATAAAGAAATCAGCGATATTGAAAAACAATTAAAAAAGAAAAAAGATTATAAGAAACATTTGTCAGAAAATGTTTTACCTAACCTCTTCGCAGAGGTGGGACTATCAGAGTTAAAACTTGCTGATGGCAGACTCATCAAAGTAGGGAACTACTATGGTGCTTCCATAAAGGAAGATAAAAAAGAAGCTGCTTTCGCATGGTTTAGGAACAATGGATTTGGCGATTTAGTAAAGAACCAAGTCTCTTGTAGCTTTGGGAGGAATGAAGATGAGAAAGCTAGAGGACTCAGCCAATACCTTGATGAGCAAGGATACGAGTCTTCGCAACGTGAATGGGTCGAACCTTCCACCCTTCGCGCATTTATACGTGAGCAACATGAAGCAGGCAGACAATTGCCTATGGACTTGTTAGGAGCTTACGTCGGACAAAAAACAACGATTAAAACTTAAAGGAGAACGGCCAATGGCACAGACTAAAGAAGTCGCTAAAGCGACAAAACTTGATCTAGCAATTCTTGCTAGTGATTCTAAGGATGCTAGTGGATTTGGTAATCTTGACTTATCAAGAGATATCGCAATTCCCTACATCAATATTCTTCAATCCGGTAGCCCTCAAATAAATCCGTCAAAAGCGGAATACGTGAACGGCGCCAAAGTCGGACAGTTCTATAATACTGTTACTCAGGAGGTATCCGATACTATCGAGGTAGTTCCTGCTTTATACCAACTAAGATACGTGGAATGGAAACCACGTGAACAAGGTGGTGGTTTCGTCGAAGCCCATAGCGCTGACAGTGGGATCTTATCCCAAACAAAGCGTGATGGCATGACTAGCAAGGATGTGTTACCTAATGGTAATTACATCGCCACTACAGCTTACCATTATGTTATGGTTCTTGCAAAAGATGGGACTTATTCCCAAGCTGTTATCAGCATGACATCTACTCAATTAAAAAAGAGTAGACGCTGGAATAGTCTAATGCTTTCCCAAAAATTAAAGAGTACATCGGGATTATTTACTCCGCCAACATACTCCATGGTTTATAAACTTTCTACAGTTAGTGAGTCTAATGACCGAGGAAGTTGGTTTGGATATCAAATTGAAAAAGTTGGTACAGTTGAGGACACTAATCTTTACGGAGAAGCCAAAGCATTTTCCACAGCAGCAGTAAGAGGCGACGTTGAAGCCAAACCTGTTGCGGAATTGGAAGTTGCTAAAGAGGCCCCAACCACTAATCTGAAAGACGACGACATACCCTTTTAGGGCATAGTCGTTTACTGGAGATTTAGTGGAGAAATTCAAATTTATATTTGAAGGATTAGACGTGGCTTATGGTCAGCACCGATCCAATGGAGAACGTGCTGACGGTAAGCAAGAGGGAAAATCCTTTATTGTCAAGAAGCTTGTCGATAATGACTTGTGGCAAAATCACCTTGATGGAAAAGGCCCTTCTCTAGGAATCATTCCTATTATGACAGATAATACAGCCAAGTGGGGTTGTATTGATATTGATGTTTATCCCATAAATTATCAAAAATTAATTAGTGATATAAGAAAATTACATTTACCACTTGTGGCGTGCCGATCAAAGAGTGGTGGTGTACATTTATTTTTATTCCTTAAACAAAAAGTAGCTGCAAAATTAGTGAGAAATAAACTAAGGGAAGTTGCAGCTTTCATAGGTTATTCTACAGCTGAAGTTTTTCCCAAACAATCCAGCATTCTAATATCAAAAGGAGATTATGGAAATTTTCTTAATCTTCCCTACTATGATTCAAAGAAGACTAAGCGTTATGCTTATAAGGATGATGGTACAGCAGCCACTTACCAGGAATTTTTAGATTTATACGAACAACATGTTGTTGAGGATATTAGTAAAGTTACAGTTAAAGTCTTAGAAGGAGTTATAAAAGATGGACCTCCATGCCTACAACAATTATGCACCCAAGGATTTCCTGAGGGAACACGAAACAATGGTCTATTTAATATTGGGGTTTATCTAAGAAAATTTGACCCGGATAATTGGAAAATATTATTAGAAGAACACAACAGAAGCCATATGAAACCTCCACTAGCGGCGCAGGAAGTTGTTATTGTTCAAAAACAATTAGAAAAAAAGAGCTATAATTATAAATGTAAAGAGCCACCTATTAATGCCTATTGTAACGCAACGCTTTGTCGCACTCGCAAGTATGGTATTCAGGGAGACAATGGCCCCATAGATATAACATC